CGAGGTCAACCAGGGCGGCGATCTGGTGAAGGGCCTCTTGAAGCGCGTCGCGCCGCAGGCGCCGGTCCGCTCCGTCCGCGCCACAAGGTCCAAGACCGCGCGCGCCGAACCGGTTGCGATGCTCTACGAGCAAGGCCGCGTACACCATGTGCGCTCGCTGCCGCATCTCGAAGACGAGATGTGCACGGCAGACGGAAAGACCGGCAAGAGCCCCGACCGCACCGACGCGCTGGTCTGGGCGCTGACCCATCTTCTCCTCGACGCCGAAGCGGGCGCCCCCCGCGTCCGCGGGATTTAGCACACGGAAACCCGATCCATGCTCACCTCCCTCACCCGGGCGCTCGCCCGGCGCTTGCGTGCGCCTGAAGCCTAGGCCTCCCGCACCGCGCCGCTCATCGCGCTTGAACATCTGGGCGAACCGCGCTGGTCCCCGCGCGACATCGCTGCCTTCGCGCGCGAGGGCTATATGCAGAACCCCGTCGCCTATCGCGCCATCCGCATGATCGCCGAGGGCTGCGCCTCTCTGCCCTTCACGCTTTTCGAGGGACGGCGCGAGCTCGACACCCACCCCCTCCTCGATCTTCTGGCCAGGCCCAACCCGGCCGAGACAGGCCGTGATCTGATCGAGAGCCTGGCCGCCAGCCTCCAGATCGCGGGCAATGCCTATATCGAGGCCATCAGCATCGACGCCGCCCCGCGCGAGCTCTACGCGCTCAGGCCCGATCGCGTCCGCATCGTGCCCGGCCCGAACGGATGGCCGCAGGCCTATCTCTACGCCGCCGCGGGCCGGGAGACGCGGATTGGTCCGGACACGGAGGGTTTCCTGCCCGTCCTGCATCTGAAGCTCTTCCACCCCGCGGACGACCATTACGGCCTCTCCCCGCTGGAGGCCGCGCACCGCGCCATCGACCTGCACAATGCCGCCGCCGCATGGGGCAGGGCGCTGCTCGACAACGCGGCGCGGCCTTCGGGCGCGCTGATCTACAAAGGTCCCGAAGGCCAGACCCATCTGACCGCCGAGCAATTCGCGCGCCTCAGAGCCGAGCTGGACGAGCAATTCGCAGGCAGCCGCAACGCCGGCCGCGCGCTTCTGCTGGAGGGCGGGCTCGACTGGCGGCCCATGGGGCTGACGCCCGCCGACATGGATTTCATCAGGGGCCGGGAGGCCGCCGCGCGCGACATCGCCATGGCCTTCGGTGTCCCGCCGATGCTGCTCGGCATTCCGGGCGACGCGACCTACGCCAACTATGCCGCCGCGCAGGCCGCCTTCTGGCGCATGACGGTGCTGCCGCTCGCGCAGAAGATCGCCCAAGGCCTCACGAACTGGCTCGGGCCCCGCTTCGGCGAAGCGCTGACCCTCAAAGTCGACCCCGACGGGATCGACGCGCTCGCGCCCGAACGGGACGCGCTGTGGAGCCGCCTCAACCAGGCGCTCTTCCTTTCCCGCAACGAGAAGCGCGAGGCCGCGGGCTATGGCGCCCTGCCCGGCGGCGACGCCCCGGAGGAAACGCTGTGAGCGACATTCCCGAGGCCGCCGCCGTGACCGCGAAGGGCTTCCTCATCCCCGGCGCCATCGTCGCCGCGGTGCTCATGCAATCCGCTGGCGCACTTCTCTGGGCGGGCTCGACCGCCGCGCGCATCACCGAACTCGAACGCGAGATGCTTGTGAAGCCCGCGCTGATCGAACGCACCGCCGCGCTCGAGGCGCAAGGCGCCGCCATCCGCGAGCAGCTCGCGCGCATCGAAACCAAGATCGACGCGCTCCAGACGAAAGACTGAAATCTCCATGACCGAAATCTTCCGGATCCCGGTGCGCCGCGGGGAACGCCTTGGCGCGTCCTCGCCTCTGGGCGCGCCCGCCCGCGACGGCACGTTTGAAGGCTATGCCAGCCTCTTCAACACGCCCGATCGCGGCGGCGACATCGTCGCGCCCGGCGCCTTCTCCCGCGCGCTTTCCGTCAAGGGCCCAGGCGGCGTGCGCCTTCTTTATCAGCACCTCGCATCGGAGCCGGTCGGCGTGTGGACCGAACTCAGGGAGGACGCAAAAGGCCTCTTCGCCCGGGGCCGCCTCCTCACCGATCTCGCCCGCGGCCGCGAGACGCTCGCCTTGATGCGCGAGGGCGCGATCGACGGGCTCTCCATCGGCTTCCGCACCGTCCGTGCCCGGAAGGATCCGAAGACCGGACGGCGCACCATCTGGGAGGCCGACCTCTGGGAGATCTCCATCGTCACCTTCCCGATGCTCGATGCCGCCCGCATCACCGCGGTCGCCTGACCGCTTCCTCTCGAGAAAGACCACCATGACCGATCCGCAGACCGCCCCTGAAACCAAGGCCTTCGCCCGCGACGCCGAAGCGCGCTTCTTCGAGACGCTGGAAGCCTTCCGCGCCGCAAATGACGAGCGCCTGACCGAGCTCGAACGGCGCATGAGCGAAGACGCCGTCACGGCCGAGAAGGTCGACCGCATCAATGCGAGCCTGCCCGAACAGAAAGCCGCGCTCGACCGCCTCGCGCTCGACAGGCTCCGCCCCGCGCAGGCCGCCGCGCCCGAAAGCCGCGCGGCCTCCACCGCCTTCCAGGCCTATGTCCGCAAGGGCGACGCGCACGGCCTCGCGCGCCTCGACACGAAGTCGCTCTCGACGCTCGTCGATGCCGATGGCGGCTATCTCGCGCCGGACGAAACCTCGCGCCTCGTCGAGAAACTGCTCAGCGAAATCTCGCCGATCCGTGCGATCGCCGGCGTGCAGCGCATCTCCGGGAATGCCCTGCGCCTGCCCTTCGCCGTCTCGGGCTTTGCCTCCGGCTGGGCGGCCGAGACCGCCGCGCGGCCCCAGACCGCGACCGCCGACATCGCGGTTGCCGACATCCCGGCGATGGAGATGTATGCGATGCCGGCCGCGACGCAGTCGCTGCTCGACGACGCGCTCGTCAATGTGGAGCAGTGGATCGCGGAGGAAGTCCAGCATGCCTTCGCCGCCCAGGAGGGGGCCGCCTTCGTCTCCGGCGACGGCGTGGCCAAGCCCAAGGGCTTCCTCGCCTATGACAAGGTCGCGGATGCGTCCTGGCAATGGGGCAAGCTCGGTTATGTGCCCTCGGGCGCGGCGGGCGATTTCGCCGCGAGCGATCCGGCCGACGCTCTCATCGACCTCGCCTATGCGCCGAAGCAGGCCTATCGCGCCAATGCGCGCTGGGTGATGAACCGCGCGACCGAGGCGAAGATCCGCAAGCTGAAGGACGGCGACGGCTCCTATCTCTGGCAGCCGGGCACTGAGGCCGCCGCGCCCGCGACCCTGCTCGGCTATCCGGTGACGGTCGCCGAGGACATGCCCGACATCGCCGCGAACAGCTTCGCGGTCGCGTTCGGCGATTTCCGTTCGGGCTATCTCGTCGCCGACCGCGCGGGCGTGCGCGTGCTCCGCGATCCCTTTTCGGCGAAGCCCTACGTGCTCTTCTACACGACGAAGCGCGTCGGCGGCGCGGTCCGGAACTTCGAAGCCATCAAGCTGATGCGCTTCGCCGCGAGCTGACGCCGATGAGCGCCTGGACCCTTCTCTCCCGCGCCGGGCCGCCGCCGGTCGCGCTTCCCGAGGCGCGCGCCTATGCCCGCATCTCGGACGGCGAGGACGACCATCTCCTCGGCCACTGCCTCGCCGCCGCCATCGGCCGCGTGGAGGCCGAGACGGGCTGCGCCTTGACGGTGCAGACCTGGCGCGTCACCGCGGACCTCGCGCATTTCCGGCCCGAGGGCGCCTGGTCGGCACTGCCCGCGCAGGTGCGCCCGCTGCGGGCGGTGCTCACCGCCTCGGTGATGCGCACCGATACCTCGGACATCCCCATTCCGCCGGATGCGATCCTCGCCGATACGGACGGCGAAACGATCCAGATAAGGACGGAGGCGCTCACGGCCTCCGGCGCGCGTGTCTTCCGTCCGGTACGCCTCGACGTCGAGTGCGGCTACGCGCCCGGCCATGTGCCGGAGCCGGTCCGCGCCGCCATCCTCGCGCTCACTGCCTTCGGCTGGGAACGTGACGGCGCGCCGGATGCGCCGGCGCTCGCGAGCCTCACCCATGTCGCGGCGATGCTCGCGCCGTTCCGCCGGGTGCGCCTGTGAGCGCACTCGACATGCTCCTCGCCCGCTGGCGCGAGGACAAAGCCGTGTGCGCGAGATTCGGAACGCCCGCGCGCCTCCACGATGCCGCCCCGCAACACGCCGCCTACCCTTATGCGAGCGTCGCGGCCTGGCGGTCGCGGCCGTGGAACGCGGGCGGCGTGCCGGGCGAGGAGATCGCGGCGGAGATCGCGGTCTTCTCGCGCCGGTCGCGCGACGAAGCGCTTGAAGCGGCGGGCGTCCTCGCGCGCGGCATCGACGGTCATCAGTCCACGGACGCAACGCTCCGTCTCGCGGGCGTCTTCGTCCAGGGCACCGATAGCGCGCTCGAGAAAGACCGCGCCACCTGGCGCGCCACGCTGAAGCTGAAACTCCTCACCCACGCCCTTTGACATCCGGCCAACACCCAAGGACCGACACCCATGCCCGCCCAGCAGGGCCGCGCCCTCCTCCTCCGCGTGGAGACCGCGCCCGACATCTTCACCGCGATCGCGGGGCTACGCGCCCGCTCGCTTCAGCTCTCGGCCGAAGGCGCCGACGCGATCGACAGCGAAAGCCCCGGCGCC